AATTGTGCCTGATGAAGAAGAAGGAGCCGAAAAGAAAGAGCCGCCAGGGCAACAAGCACCAAGGCGGCTTTTTCAGCATGGCTGGTCGGGGCGGCGGGATTCGAACTCGCGACCCTCTGCTCCCAAATCTGGAAAAAAATCCAGCAACCAAGCCTCGAAACGCCCACACATTCTAACCTCGCGCAGGCGCCGGTAGAACCTTCTTGCCCGGAGGCTCGGCCCGCCGTTAGAACGCTGGCAGACGCCAGCTGATACCGCCCTGATTCCGAAATTGCTTGCATAGTGTTCATGTTGCATATACATTATCAGACATGGACAGCAGCAACGCGGTCCACCGGCGCCGCCCGGATTGAGTGGCAGGAGATTGAAATGAGCACCAAAGGCAACCTGACCCGCGAAGAGGCTGTTGCGATCATTGGCGAAGAGGCCGTCGCAGCTGCCGAGCGCGAAAACTGCGAGCCCACCGGCCGCGTCGGCTACAACGGCGCCTGCCAAGGCGACGAGCTGATCGAGTGGTCGGCCTGCGAAGCTGGCGTTGACCGGGACGGCAACGAGTGCCACGTCCTTGTCTACTACTACACCACCCGCGCCGACGAAGAAGCGGCTATTGAGTCCGGCTGGGATGCCGCCAGCTGGAAGATTGCCGGCTACGAGATCAGCTAAAGACAAGCGGCCCTTCGGGGCCACTCCACTGAGCGCGCCATGAAAATCAAACTCCATATCCCTGCCGACGGCTTAGCCGCCATCAAGGCGCTCGGCCTGCGCCAGACCAGCCCAGAGACGCTGCGCCTGGTCACCGACCATCCCGACTCCAGCTACGGCATCGGCGTGCTGCTGCGAGGCAAGAGCGGCGAGCCGCTTGGCGGCCGGGACTTCGCAGCGCTGCACCAGAGTTTCGGCGCCTGGATCGAGTGCGACAGCCTGCGGACCAAGCAGCGAGTCGAGGTCGCGCTCGTCACCGGAGTGACTGGCCTGGGTGATCAGATACGGGTTACCGAGGCATAGCATGGCACGCACCGCATCACCCATGCCAGCCGGCGTGCTGCACCTGCTGGCCGACCTGCCTGAGCCCAGCGGGCACGGCCTCCGCGCCGCACGCGAGGCCGCAGGCCTCACACAGGCCCAGGCTGCGGAGCTGATGGGCATGAGCAGCGGCCGCGCCGTGGCCAACGCCGAGGCGGCGAATGGCGTCACCTCGATCCGCCTGGCGCTACTGCTGCTGGCCACCGGCCAGCACCCCACCCTCACGGTGACGGCCAAGCCCTGACCAGCGCCTGCTGCCGCGCCCGGCACTCCGCCGCCGCGGCCTCGCGCTGCAGCATCACCTCCACCATCATCCCGATGGTGGCGCCCTCCCCTTGCGGCCAGGCCGGCCCGGGCCAGCACGGCGCTGCCAGGGCTGGCGGCGGCAGGTCAATCGGGGCGCGGATCGGCGCCGGCGGCGCGCAGGCCGTCAAGCACAGCAGCAGGCACAGGCACATCGGCCAGCACCAGCGCGGGCGTTGCGGATGCCCCGCCGGGGCATGGGATCGGGGATTGGAGCGCATTGCGGACCTCGGGCAGCGGGGTAGCGGCTTGGGCGCGGATGCGCTGCGCCTGGGCCTCATAGTCGGCGGCGGCCTGGTGCTGGCGGCGGCGCTCCTGGGCGCCGAGGGCTGCGACGGCGCGCTCGCGCTGCAGCTCGGCCGCATCCCAGCGGCCCTGCACGCGGCCGGCGCCCAGCCACCAGCCGGCAGCGAGTGCAGACGCCAGCACGGCGCCGGCGGCAAGCAGGCGGGTCACGAGCTGATCATCCCCGCATACCGCGGCGCCCGCACGTCGACCACGTCGTGCACGTGGTGGCGGTTGATGTCGCAGGCGCTGCGCGTGCCGTACAGCGGCGCGCGGCTCTTGAGGCAGACGCGCTCGACGTGGCCGGTCCAGCGCTGCGGGTCACAGCCCTGTTGCAGCCCGCAGGCGCGGCGCTCGCGCTGCAGGCCGGCCAGGCCGCCGTTGTACGCCGCGTCCGCCATGCGCAGGCGCTCCAGCGGCGCCTGCACCGCCGCGAGCGCCTGGTAGAGGTCCCGGCTCATCAGCACCACGGCGCGCAGCTGCAGCTCGGGCCGCTGATAGACGTTGGCCCAGCTCCACTCGGCCAGCGCCGGGTGGCGATCGCGCATCTCGGCCAGGGCGTCGAATCGCAAGCTGCCATCCGGGCGCCAGGCGCGGGTGATCTGGCCCAGGCCGGCGCCCTCCTCCCGCGGACTCTTGAGCCTGGCGGTGGGCCGCCAGCAGCTGCTGGCGCGCGGGCAGGCGCTCTCATGGTCGATCAGGCCGGCGACATAGGCGGGCATCGGCATGCCGGGCCAGTGCTGGCGCAGCTCGGCCTGCAGCAGGGGCAGGTACGGCAAGGCCTGGGGCGGCACGCCGGCATGCGCGGCGCGGCCGAAGAGGCCCAGCAGTGCGCTGGTCACCAGGGCCAGCGCCACCAGCGCCAGGCCGGCGCCGATGGGGTGCTCGCCGGCGCGGCCGAAGAGGCGGCGCGCGTCGGCCTCGGGGTAGTCGTGCAGCGCCTTGCGCGCCAGGTGCGCAAATGCCACCGCGATCAGCGGCACCACGAGGCTGAGCAGCAGCATGCCGGTGCTGATGCCGCCGTCGGGGTCGGTCCAGTAAAGGGTGGCCAGCACGGCAGCGCTGCCGCCGGCCAAAAAGAGGTGACGAAAACGCAGACGCATCTCAGCGGCTCCTTTGGTTCTGACCCAGGATGTCGACATCGCGCCTCAGCGCGCGGATCTCGGAGTCGTGCACCGCATCCGCGCCGCGCTGGGCGGTCAGGTCGCGCTGCGCCATGGCCAGGTCCTGGCGCAGCTGGTTGAGTTGGCTGGTCAGCTCGGCCAGCTTGGTGTTGGCCACCTCCTGCCGCTCGATCAAGCGGCCGCCCTGCAGCAGGACTGTCGAGAGGGTGAGCAGCATCCCGGCTGCCGTAATCCAGTCTTTCCATGTCATCGGATTCGCCCGCACCTTGTCCCCGATGCTGCTCATGACGACCCTCCCTGCCGGCTGGCTGGCGGCGCCTGGCGGCGCAGCAGCTCCGACTCATGGGCTTGCCTGCAATGACCGCGCTGGCCCACCAGGCGGAACAGTGCGTCGATCACCCACACCGCCGCGGCCCAGCGGCGCTTGTGGCGCTGGCGCCATGCGCGGGCGCTGATGGTCTCGTCCGCCCAGCCGCGCAGCAGCAGCGCGTTGGCCAGCTGGTCTACCGCGACCAGCACCTGCAGCAGCCACCAGCTCATGGCCGCTCGTCCGGCTGAATGGGCGCGTCGAGGATCTGCAGCGCCTCCTGCTCGGTCAGCGCACCGGCGGCCACGAAGGGCTGCAGCCGGCCCTCGCGGCGCACGCGCTCCAGGTCCACATAGCCGGCCGTGTCGTTTTCGGCCAGCTCGGCGCGCACGGCAGCGGCCTGCAGGCGCTGCTCCAGGCTGGCCGTGGGTACGTCGGTGGCCATCAGCTCGATGCGCGCCTTGGCCAGCGCGGGAAAACGGGCGCGGAAGGCCCGCGGGGTGATGTGGCGAAGCTCGCCCTGGTCACAGATGATGATGATGATCGGTTGCTGCTGCATCACTTGGTCCTCACATAGATGGTCAGACCGAGGTTCTGGGCGCTGCTGCCCACATCGACGTGCGCGCGCATGGTGCCGACGTAGTCGGGTGCCACGCCGATCAGGCCGGTGATGTCGTACAGAGCACCAGGCGTCAGGTCGCTGCCGCTGCCGGAGGCCACCAGCAGCTTGCTGTTGACGTAGGACATGTGCGCATTGATCCATTGAGAATGGGCGGCACGTGCGGTGTCCTCGAAGGCCCAGGACATCTGCCAGGTCAGCCCATCATCATCGCTGTACAGGAAGGCGGGCCGTGCGGTGCCGCCGCCATTGATCGCGATCACGAAGCGGGCGCCATCGTGGATGATCTGGCACTGAACAGCGGCGCCGTTGATGTTGACCACCGTGAACGTCACGCCATCCGTGGTGCGCAGCAGGTTGCCGTTGACCAGCACGATGAGCGTGGCCGTGGCGGAGCTGGCGCAGTAGCGCTGCAGGCCATAGTCGTCATCAGGGAAGGCCACGCCCGCAGGCAGGGTGCAGGCCGTCTGCGCATGGCCGTTGGTGGTCTTGTTGATCTGGGTGGCGCCGATGTACAGGAAGGCCGCGGCCGCGGGGCTCCAGTGCATGCCCCGCAAGGTGAAGTTGCCGCCGCCCGAGCCCGCAGTGTTGCTCACCGTCGTGCCGTTGGCGCTGGTGTAGATCGCATCCGTGGTGGCCGCGCCGGAGCCTGCCGCCACCAGCAGCGCGCCGCTGCTGGCGATATGCCGCATCGACTGGAGCGCACCAGACATGTCGGTGCGCGCGCCCGAAGAGTCAAAGCTCTTGAGCCCGGTGGCGCCGCTGCTCACGCCCGCGACCACGACCCTGTTGTTGATCACCGCCGAACCTCGAATGCCCTGGAGGTCGCCGGTGTTGGCGCTGCTCCAGCTCACCAGGTCGCCCCCGTAGTCCACGCGGTCCCAGTTGTTCGATGACGACTGGTTGCCGTTGACATAAAGGTAGTTGCTGCCGATGCGATGCAACGCGGCATACCCCGCCCAGCTGGACGGCAGCGCCGCCGGCGCCGGCAGCGCCTTGACGCACAGGCCCGGCATCAGCGCCGCCAGCTCGCTGTGCAGGCCTGCGCTGTAGGCGCGCAGCGTGCCGGCGCGCACCCACTCCTGGCCCTGCAGGTCGAGCACCGGCAGCGCCGCGCCGTTGACGAAATGACGCACGTCGCCAGGCGACCCTGCGCCCCCCTTGTACCGCTGCAGATCCAAAGTCATGCCACCACCCTCCATTTGCCACCAATGAATGCGAGGCAGCACCAGGCGCCGTCGCTGCTGATCTCCAGGATCTCGCCCGGCGCGCCGTCCTCGATGGACTCGGCGCCGGGGTCGATGCGGATGCGGTTGACGCTCGCATTGCGATCGCAGTCCTTGAACCACTGCGGCGTACTGGCGGCCGGGCTGGCCGGCAGCGCGATCAAGCGCGAGGCCGTGGCCGTGCCGACGGCCAGCGCCTGGCCGGGCAGCGCGGTAGCGTCTGCGTCCACCACGTCCCACATCACCGGCCAGCCCCAGCTGGCGGAGGTGCCATCAGTGCGAATCACCTTGCGGGCGTTGCCGGCCTGCCCCGGCAGCGCCGGCGAGAACACGGCCGCCGTGAGCTGCTGCAGCGTGACGTAGTCAGTGGCGGCGGTGCCGTCCGCCGCCCCGGTGACCTTGAAGCCGTTGGCCTGCAGCACGGCCTGCAGACCCACAGCCGCGCGGATGTATCGCGCGAAGTTGGCCGCCAGGCTGGCCTGGCCCTGCCGGCCCGCCTCGATCTCATTCAAGAACTCCTCGATCAGCTCGAAGGCCTCGGTGATCTTTTCGACATAGGCCTCGTCGTTAAGCTCTGGCGCGTACTGCATCAGGTCAGCCATGGGCTAGCCCTCCTCGAAAGTGAATTGTTTGGACCAACTGGCCCAGTCGCCGTGCTCGCCAGCTGGCAGCTGGGTGAATTTGCCGAGCAGCGCGTAGTCGCGCTCCAGCGCGCTGCCGGCCTCCGGGAACACGCTGATGAAAACCTCGCCGCGCTTACCCACGCGGCGCGCCAGCTCCATGAGCTGGCTGCGCTCCACATCGCTGAGGTGCGGGAAGTAGCCTTGCAGACGTCTGTACTGCGCGCCGGGGTCGCTGTGCAGCGTGCCGGCCTGGGTGCGCTCCTGTGTGGTGGCCTCGTCCCAATCGAGCTCCAGGCCGTACTCGACATTGATCTCGGGTGAAAAGTAGGTGCCCAGCAGCAGGCGCTTGGCCTGGAGGTATCCGTCGGCGTTGTCCTCATCCAGCAGCGTGAGGCGCCAGCTGCGCACGGCCACCGGCGCGAGCCACATCACGGAGTAGGCGCGCTCCCAGCCGCTGAACACGGTGGCACCCCAGGGCACCAGGCCGAAGCGGAAGTAGCCCCAGGGGATGCGCCGCAGCGCCGGCACGGCGCCGCTGTCGAGCACGAGGTCGCCGCTCTGGCCGGCGCCGGCCCAGCCCTGCAGGCGCCAGGTGGCGGCGCTGGTGAGGTTGTGGCCGTGCAGCACGCAGGCGCTGATGACGCGGGCCGAGGGCCATTCGCCATCGATCACCTTGGCGCCAGCGGCATCCTCGGTGCGGGCCACGCGGGCGCGGCCCTGCAGCTGCAGATTGCTGGCGGGCAGCGCGGCCAGGAAATCGGCGCTGCTGAGCGCGGCCGCGTCGGCCTCGTTGCTGGCGATGATGCGGATATTGGGCATCAGACAAAAACCTCCACCTCGACACGGCCGCCGGTGACGGCCTCACGCAGACCCACCACCACGCCCAGCACGCCCTCCAGGCCGTAGCGAGAGAGCTCCAGCCCGATGACATCGCCGAGCTTGAGCTGCTGCGCGGCCAGGAAGCCGGGCAGCTGAAACACGCGGCGCAGCTGGCTCCACAGCGCGGCGCGGCGCGCGGCCTCGGCGGTGGCATCGGCCTGGTTGGCGTAGCAGCTGGGCTCCAGATCGCCGTCCACAGCCATGAGGTGGCCGCTGACGGTGTTGGTGGCCTTGGCCACCAGGTACTCCTCGGCAAAGCGCTGGCGGGCGCCCTCGGCCAGCGAGGCGTCCGGCAGGCCCACGCGGCCGAAGTAGCGCGCATAGCCCACGCGCACGCTGAGCTTGGGCAGCATGCGGCGCATCAGGCGGGCCTGGCCGTGGCGCAGGTCCTCATCGGTGAGCGCGAGCACCGGCGTGCCGGTGGCCGCGGCGAACTGGCCCAGCACCAGGCGGCCCTGGCGGTCGACGGTGTAGTAGCCGCCCACGCCGCCCAGCAGCGCGTCCAGCGTGCCCAGCACCTTGATGCCGTCGCCGCTGACGTAGAGCCCCGCCTCGCCCGGTGCGGCTGCATTGAGGGCGGCGAAGGACGCCGCGTCCAGGTCGGCGAGCTCGGTGCGGGCCAGCACGATGCGCTGGACGATGTCCGCGGTCTTGTCCACGTACACGCCGCCGGCCTTGCAGCCCCGCACGTCGGCCGTGATCTGGCCGGTGAGCGCGCCGCTCAGCGAGAACTCGCCGGCGGCCAGGTTGACCGTGTAGGCGATGGGAACGCCGTTGCTGTAGACCTGGTCGACGGCCTGGATGGCGCCATCGTGCACGGCATAGGTGCGGGTGGCTTCGTCCAGCAGCACCGGCTCCACATGCCGGCAGCGGCCGAAGCAGGCCGGGCGGCGCCGGTCCTTGGCCGGGCCAGTGCCGCCCACCAGGGCGGGGAGCATCGGCACGTCCAGCAGGTACTGGCGATCGCGCAGCTTGAGGGTGAGGCGGTCATTGCCAGTGGCCTCGATGTCGGCCATCGCGCCGAAGAAGATCTGCCGGAAGTCGGCCTTGGGCCAGGCGGGGTCGCCCAGGTAGAGGCGCACGGGGCGGCCGTCCCAGGCGTCCAGCAGCCAGGCGTCCAGCGCGCCGCCACCGTTGCGCACATGCAGGTCACCGAAGCTGACCTGGCTGTAGCCTCGCAGGGCCTCGCTCATGCGGCTGGTGATGCTGGGTACCTCGGCGAGGATCTCGTCATAGGCCTGGTTGGCCGGCGTGTCGCTGGGCGCCGACACGAAGCCCAGGTTGCTCAGGTAGCGCGTGACCACGGTGCCGCCGCTCCAGGCCTGCACCTCGGCCAGCACGCAGCGGCGCTTGTCATCGGCCAGCAGCCAGGCACGGAACTGAGCGGCGCTGATGCTCATGGCTTGGCCGCCGCAACGAAGGCGCCGAGCGAGTCGGCGATGTAGCGGGCGCTGCTCTCGCTGCTGTTGGCCACCTTGTCCAGCATCAGCTGCATGCCGCTCTGCAGGGCCTGCACGGCCCCCTGCACGCCGAGGATGGAGGTGTTGACGGTGTTGATGGCCTGCACGGTCTGCTGCGCCGCGTCGATCTGCGCGGCCTGGTGGTCCACCTGGGCCTGCAGCAACTGCACGCCGGGCGCGCCCGCGGCCAGGCTGTCCAGGGTGCCGCCGTTGGCCTTGATGTAGTCCGCGATTTGCGCGAAGGAGCCCTGCACCTCCAGCAGCGCGGCGATCTGCTTGCGGCCCGCCTCGGTGGTGATGTCGCGGCTCTCCAGCAGCGCGCGCAGGTCGGCGCGCTCGCTCAGCGTGGCGCCGTCGAGCCCGGCCGCGACCAGCGCGCTCTTGACGGCCTGGGCCGACAGGCCGATCTGCTCGGCCTCGCTGTAGTAGTTCTTGGCGTAGTCCTGCGCCTTGGCCGCCAGGCTCTCGATGCCGCCAGCGAACTGGGCCAGCTGGTACTGCGCATCGCTGCTGAGCGAGCCGATGCGCGAGAATACCCCGCCCAGCGGCGAGAGCGCGGTGGACATGGCCACCAGGCCAGCCTGCGTCTGCTGGATGGTGGCGATGGTGGCGCTGAGAGCGCTGGCATCGCTGCCCGAGCTGGCCACCATATCCCGCGCCCAGGTGGGCATGGCCATCTGCGAGAGCACCTGGCGCACGGCGCCGGCCGTGTCGCCCAGGAACTCCTGGTAGCCCTTGGTCGGGTCCTTGTCGTACAGGCGCTCGATGAAGGCGGCCTGTTGGCCGTCGCGCCAGATTTTGAAGTTGGCCTGCGAGGCATCGTCATTGTCGGCCGCGAAATAGGCGCCGACCTGGTACTTGCCGCCGCCGAAGACCTGGCTCAGGGCATTGAGCTGGCCGGCATAGCCCTTGGTGAGGGCCATCAGCGTGTCCTCGACCTCCTGGCTGCGATTCTTGTGCACGCTGTCGCCCCAGGCGTAGCCGCCGACGAGGCGGTCCTGCGGCACATAGCTGCGGCCGGTCTCATCGGTCAGGGCCTGGGCGCCGCGGTGCGGCGTGCCGCCGCCGCCGAAGAGCTTGGCCACCAGGCCGATGCCCAGCGCGATGGGGCCCAGCGCGCCGATGGCCATGCCCAGGCCGCTGAGCAGGCCGCCGGCCGTGCCCGTGGCCACCAGGGAGCCCGCCGCGCCCAGCGCGCCGGTGAAGCTGGTGGCGCCAGTGAGCCAGCCGGCGCCGGCCATCAGCGAACCGGTGAGGCCGCCGGCGCCGAAGAGGCCGCCCGCCAGGCCCAGCAGGCCACCGGCACCGCCTGCCGAGCCAGCCCCGCCGGCGGCGCCCGCAGCCATGGCGCTGCCGCCCATCAGCAGCGAGGAGATGGCGCCGGTGACGGGGGCCATGACGGCCTGCACGATGGGCTTGAGCACGGTGGCGCGGAACAGGCCCACCAGGTACTCCCTGGCGCTCTTGCCGCCCTGCATCAGCGCGTCGGTGAGGCTCTGGCCGATCTGCTGATTGGTCTGCACCCACTCGTCCTTGTAGGCCTTCTGGGCATCGAGCAGGGCGCGGTCCTCGCCGAGCTTGGCGCGCTCGCGCAGGAGGCGGGCCTGCTCCTCCAGCTCGCGATTGCCACCCTCCATGCCGGCCTGCCACTCCAGATCCGCCGCGGTGGCGCGCAGCACGGCGGCCTCGCGCGCGGCCACGGCCTTGCGTGCCTCCAGCAGGGCCTGGCCGCTCAGGCCGGTGAGCTCGATCTGCTGCTGCAGCTCGCGGTTGGCCGCCTGGTCGGCCACCACCTGGGCGCGCAGGCTCTCGGTACGGTCGCCCTGGGCGGCGGTCATCTTGGTGGTATGGGCCGCCACATCGGCCAGGGTCTTGCGCAGATCTTCCTGGGCGCGCTTGTGGTCCTCAGCGGCCTTGAGCGCCGCGACCTCGGCCAGCGCCTGGTCGCGCTTCGAGCCGGTGTACTTCGCCGTGACCTCGGCGCCGAGCTTCTCGCTCTCGGTGAGCGCGCGGCCCATCAGCGTTTCCTGCTGCACGGCCGCGGTGCGCTCGCGGATCTTATCCACGAGCTTGGTGTAGTCCTCCTGCTCCTTCTTGGCTGCGGCCGCCTTCTCGCTGGCGAGCTTCTTGGATTCGTCAGCCTCGGCCTTGGACTGGGTGGCGAGCTTGCGCTGTGCGCCGGCCACGGACGTCAGGCTGTCTACTGTCTTGTTGCCGGAGTCATTCCAAACTTTTGCAACAAAGACGGCGCTTTCCGCGATGCTGTCTCGTATGCCAACGCCACCACGCTGCAGCGATTCGGCAGCCTTGGAAAACTTGCCTTGCGCCAGGTTCCAGGCTGTCTCCGCCAGTCCAACAAAACCCTTGCCTGCAGCTGCAATCAGCCCAACCACACCCGCAGCGGCCGACGCGACAACTTTCAACGTAATGGCGATGGCATCCGCTGCCGTCTTCAGGTTATCTCCGCTCGTCGCGCTTTCGAGAAACGACCCCGCCAGCATGCTCAGGGTGGGCTGCAACTGAGCTGCAGTTTGCATGGCCACACCCTTCAGGCCCGACCCGAGCAGGTCCAGCGTGTCGTTGAACTTGGCCGCGTTCGCCGCGGTCTCGTCCTCGATCACCAGGCCCAGGCGGGCGGCCTGGTCGGCCATCTCGCGCAGGCCGGCGCTGCCGCCGTTGAGCAGGGGCAGCATGTCGGCGCCGCTCTTGCCGAAGATCTCCTGCGCCAGGGCCACCTTCTCGACCTTGCCTTCTGCGTTGGCAAAGGCATCGGCCAGGTCATAGAGCACCGGCAGGGCCTCGCGCACGCTGCCGTCGGCATTGCGGGTCTTGACACCCAACGTGTCAAAGGCACCGCCGCCATCCACGATCTGCTTGCTGAGCTTGGCCAGGCTGGACTGCATGGCCGCGTTGTCCATGCCGTTGAGCTGGTAGGCGAGCGACAGCTCGCTGAGGCTCTTGGCGCTGACGTTGACGCGGCCCGACATTTCGTCAAAGGCATCGGCGCTGTCGATCGCGCCCTTGATCCAGCCGACGAAGGCGCCAGCCGAGAGGCCGACGCCGATCATGCCCAGGGCCTTCCCGGCCAGGCCGGCCACGTCCTGCATCTTGCGGGACGCGGTCTCGACCAGGCCGACCGCCTTGCCGGTGTCGTCTTTCAGCCTGGCCAGGTCGGCCAGCATCTGGATCTCAATGGCGCCGGCGAGCATGGGGTTTCAGTCCTTTGTTTCGGGGTTGTTGCTTGGGCCCATTCGCAGCCAGCGCGCTAAAGATGCTCCGAAGTTTTCGGTCGACGCTGTCGCGCCGTGTCTCATCTGGCACCTCGGGCGCCCAGGGCGCTGGGCAGTTGGCCTCTCGCGAGCAGACCACCTGGTTGACGTAGGCCTGCGAGAGCCGGCGCAAGGCCCTGGCCTCCCAGGCTTGCAACTGGGTGCCGGTGTTGGCCTGCCAGGCCTGCAGCTCCAGATGGCTCACGGGCACCTCGCCCATGCCGGCCCAACCGACAGGGCCGACCTCGAACAGGTAGTCCAGCAGGTAGGCTGCATCACCGGGCGGGGGATAGTTGAGCGGTGTGCCCTCGGCCTTGGCCGTCTCGGCGCGCGACTGCTTGGCCTTGCCCGGCGTGGCGCCGTACCAGGCCAGCTGCCGCACATGCACGATCAGCTCGTCGACGAGGGCTTGGTAAAAACCGACCAGTCGACCGACTTGCGGTTGATCTGATCAGCAATGAAGCCCAGCTGAGCGTCGCCATAGACCGCGAGATACAGCTCGCGGCCCGTCAGGGTCGGCGCACCCTCCTCGCCGTAGTCGAGGCCGCTGCTGCTGGCGGTGATGTCGGCCAACAGCACGGCCTGGCTGGCGCGTTCCTCGTCGGCCGTCGGCTCGCGGCCCTTGTTCTGCGCGCGAGCCTTGATGCTGCGCTGGCGATGGCGCGCCACGGCCTCGGCCTGCTGCTTGGAGCCGGGGCCGTAGATCGTGACCGTCACCGGCTGGGGCTCAGTGCCCTCGGTCATCAGCCGCTGGCCATGACCGTCCAGCAGTTCGATGATGGCGGTGTCCGCGGCGGCGATCTTCTTCAGGTTGAGTTTGGACATGACTATCTTCGCGTAAAGGTAAAGAAAAGGCCCCGGGGATGCCGGGGCCTGGTGAGTGCAGACGTCCGCGCCGCGCGGATCAGGCGGGCAGGCTCTCGATGATCTCGTTGTCGATCTCCAGATTGCAGGAGATGCCGGTGATGTTGTCGGCTTCGCCGACGCGCAAGATGTAATCCATAGCCTGCGCGCTGAAGTAGTACTTGCTTCCGCATTGCAGGGTGACCTCATAGCTGTAGCTATCGTCGGTCTCGCATGCAGCCTTGAGCAGAACCTGGCCCTCATCCTCGTAGTCGCGGCCGATCTCCAAAGGCAGTGCGCCGTTGTCGTACATACCCTTGCGCTTGACGATGCGCCGAGGGCCGATCGGTTTGTGCTCGACCTTGTTGAAGCGTTTGCCGAAGTCACCAACATTGGTGATTTCACCAATCAGCGAGAAGGTCAGGGCGACGAAGCCGCTCAGGTTGTAGCTGGCGGGTGCCGACGCGCTGACTGCGATCGTGGTGCCGGCGGAGGTGCGTACATTGGACATGGTTGTCTACCTTTCGATCAGACGTGGAGAAGCCCCACCTGCAGTGCCGGCGGGAGGGAAGAAAAGGGCATGGGAGAGTCAGGCCGCGGGGTTGCCGGGCTCGTGGCACCAGACCATGAAGTCCTGGGCCTGGGCGAAGGTTTTGCGCTCGGCATCGAAGCTGTCGGGGCCGGTGGCGGCCGCCCGCGTGCTGACGCCGGTGACGCCGGCGAAGGTGCCGATCTTGTTGCTGCAGGCCTTGCGCACGGCCACCAGCAGTTTGTCGACCGTGGCGTAGTCGTCCGCCTCGGCGATGACGCGCATCTGGCTGTTGACCATGATCTTGGCCTCGGTCTTGCCGACGGTGCGGCGCTCCTGGCGCGCCACCTGGCGCAGGATCAGCAGCGGGGTCTTGGCATCGTCGCCGGTGCCGCCGACGTGCAGCTGCCCCTCCGCGCCCAGCAGCGCGGAGATCTCCGCGCTCTCGCTGATGAGGTGGGCCATGACGATCTTTGCGCTCATTCATCAAACTCCTGCAGGGGGTCGGGGACGTTGATGCCGTGCTTGCTGGCGAGGCGGCCGCGCATGTGGCTGGCGACCTCGGCCACCGCCGCGCCCATCTCGGACTTGAGGGCGTCCTCCAGGTAAGGATTCGGCGCGGCGCCGGGGTGGGTTACCTGCGGCACGCCGATGGCCAGCAGCTTGGCGCGACGCGCCTTGATGACATGCTTCTTGGCGCCCTTGTGCACGATGGCGGCATACCAGGGCTTCTTGTGCTTCTTGCTCGGGCCAGCCTGGACGAAGCCGGTGATCTGGCCTGCCTTGATGCGCGTGCCCACGCGCACGCTCTCGGCCAGCGCGCCGCTGCGGCTGTTGATATTGCCCTCGGCCTTGGCCGCGATGACCTTCAGCCCGGCGCGCATGGAGCCGCGCATCAGGTTGCGCTCGATCTTCTCGGGTAGGTCGCCCATGGCAGCCTTGAGCTCGGCCAGGCCCTTGATGTTGGTGTCGTTGCTCATCACGCAGCCTGCTGGTGGCGCCACTCGACGCAGGTGATGCCCAGCTCGCGCCGGCGGCCCAGCATGGCCAGGCCGCGGATCTGCAGGACCTGGCCGGTGTCCACCAGACGCAGGCGCATCTCGTTGGTGACATCGGCCCGCCACCACATGACCATCCAGCTGGGGCGCGCGTAGGTGGACATGCCTTCGGAGCTGGCGGACTCGCCGGCGGTGGCGCTCTCGCGGTACTCGGCCCAGACGGTATCGACCGGCACCCAGGTCTCGACATCGCTCTTCAAGTCCGGGTCCTTCGTGACCTGGCGCGCCAGGATCTCGACCTGGCGGTCTTTCGTGCCCGCGGCGCCCATGATCAGAAGCCCATCACCCGGTGGCCATCGAGCAGGCGGTCGATGAAGGGCAGCGACACCATCTGGCCGCGTTCGATCAGGGCCTCGCCCTCGCGGTTGTTGAAGAGGTCGCCCACGCGCAGCAGGATCCAGCTGACGATGTCGTCAGGCACTTCGCCGATGAAGCTGGTGCCAGTGCCGGCGGTGGAGAGGTCGATCGCCGCGCCACCCGGTGCGGCAGCCAGCTTGCAGACGCCTGCACTGGGTACGGCCTGCACGTAGTAGTCGACGCCCGGCTCCAGCGGCGCCGGCAGCGCGCCGCCAGAGTTGCTGAAGCGCAGCGGCTGGCCGACGGCCAGCGCGGGCCAGGGGCCGCGCAGGCGAATGGTGTCGGCCGTTACATCGGCCGCCACCGGCACCACATGGCCAGCATCGAAGGCGATGCGCACCGAGCCCAGCTCGGGCAGCGTGCTGGGCCAGGTGGTGCCATAGGCCGGCGCCAGGCGCGCCGGACAGGCCGAGAGGTCGGCGACATAGTCCGCCTCGGCCAGGTCCAGCCATTGCCCGTTATCGGCCTGATAGCTGATGCCGGCGACATGGCGAACGGGGCCCAGCTCCAGCTCGATGGGCCGGCCGCATGCGCCGAACCCGTCGCGCGTGAGTTGCAGGCGCGAGGCGACCAGCGTCTGCTGCAGCTCGGTCTGCGCCCAGCGCGTGCAGGCGGCGATCATGCGGCGCAGGCGGGCGTCCTCGGCCGTGCTATTGCCCAGGCGCAGGTGCGCGCGGGCCTCAGCGACGTCGACGGGGAGCGCGGTGGGCGGGGTCTGGACGGTCAGCATGATGGCGCTGGGGAGGTTTGATGGATACCGGCAGGGGCTTGGAATTTAGGGTGCGCAGCGCTTGCAGCGCATCGACAGCGAGGGTGCGTCCGGCGCCGCTCTGTCGATGTCCAGCAGCGGCACGCGACCGCAGGCCGAGCCGCCATCGGCTGCAATCAGGTGCCAGCGCGGAACGCCTGAGGCGCGCGGCCGCGCGTACCAGCTGGCGTCGCGGGGCGCCCACGAGGCGGGCGCAGCCTGCGTGGTCATGCCGGCATAGCCGGTGCCGCCGCGACGATAGGCAGGAGGTGACAGGTTCATGGTCGGCTCGCGGAGGGGCTGGGAATCAGAGCGTGATGAGCTCGAAGTTCCTGAAGCGCACATTGCCGGTCGGGACGCCGGGGCTGTAGATGCCGATGCCGGTGATGTCGCCAGCCGGCAAGTCGCTGCCGCGCGCCGCGCCGGCCAGGGTCAAGGTGCTGCCTGGCGTCAGAGTCAAATCCCGCCAGCTCGCCGCCGCCCGAGTGAATGTGATGCTCTCGGTGTCGGCCAAGCTCCAGTCGCCGCCGCTTGCAGACGCAGAGGTCGTCGCGAACGTTGCCTCGGTCGCAAACCACGCCGACCCAATGCGCAGGGCGAACCGCACGGTGTCCCCCGTATTCGCGTTGGCCATCTGCCAAGTCAGCGTCTTGAGGTTGTCGGTCGTAACGACTGGCGCGAGATTGGTGATGGTGAAGAGGGCAATACCGGCTGCGCTGGTGGACGAGCGGTAAACGAAGTGCTGCTGAGGCGACCCGGTGGCGGTGCGCAGAAAGACTCCGGTCCCAGTGTTGCTCTCGTCAATCGCCGTGGCGCCACGGTAGGCCCCACAGCCGTAAATGAAGCTGACACCGGTGACGGTCGAGTCCCAGCTGTGCAGCGTGTGCTTGAAGCCCGCGGAGGCCGAATTAAGAGCCGCCTGGAATGCCGCAAGCTCGGCTTGAGTCAGGCCCCGATTTAACACGGCGAGGCAGCCCAGCTCACCCTTGGCGTAATTCCAGATCGGGTCAACCTGATTGGCACCGACATGAAAACTGCAGGGCCTCGTGTTCAGCCCGTCTGCGAACACATAGGGATTTTTGGCATAGGTGTTCCCTAGGCCGTCCGTGTAGCTCGGATAGGGCTCGAAGAGCGCCTCCAAGTATGCACGGGCCTCGGCGCCGTCATAGGTACCCGCGATCCACTCACCCTGCCGGCTGGGGTCGGTGCTGTTGCTGTTGGCGTAATCACGGCTGTACGGGTAACCGGGCGTCGGCCCCCCGGTCTTGCTGACGTGCATGCACACCTTGTTTGAGCCACCGTATGTCGCCAAATCGACAAACAATCCATACTGGCGAGCAGAGCCGGCCTCGTCCCAGCAGCCAGCAATGAAGTCAACGCTTGTGCTGTCGGTCCGCCGCCACCACGCGATAACCGTGACCGCGTTGCCCCCATTGGCGCCGATATTCAGCGCCCCCACCTCGGCAGCCGGGATGTAGAGGTAATCGCTGGTGCCGTTGAAAATTACCGACTGCCCCAGCGGGCCGGCGGTGCCCTTGAGTACACGGCTTCCCGGACCATTGCGCAGCGGCAGTCCGCCCCCGCTGCCGGCCTTGCTGTAGTAGGGGGCCCGTGCCTCCGAGAAATCCCAGAACGCCAGCAGACCGGGAATCGCCGACAGCGCCGGATATTTCCCAGCCCCTGACACCAGGGCTGAGAGTGCCGGAAGCAGGCGATCGTCAGTCTCGTCGGCCGTCAGCAGGCGGGCGTCGCGCAATGTGCGCACCAGCGAGTCGTCAGGGATCTCCTGCCAGCCATAGGGATAGTCCTTGCCGGACTGCGGCGGCCAACGGAAGGCGACGGGGGCAAAAACGCGCATGCTGATCTCCTGCAGTAGCCTGCTTACTCGGCGTCTTGTGCAGACGCCTGCGCGGCGTCGGCGGGCCGGATCTCGCCCTGGATGCCGTCATCCAGCAGCTGCTGGGTGTGCTCGGTGGTGGGAATCGGCTGGCCCGCGGCATAGAGCAC